TCGGGGGAGTTATCAGTAATAAAATCTGCCAAACGGTGAAGACCTGTTCGTTTCTTCTTTGCCTTTTTTCTTTTATCCCTTTCCCCATAGGTTGGGGTAAAAAAACCTGAATCTGAAGAAACAGCTACTGTTCCTCCTCCATCACCAAATCCACCACCATCCGCACCACCTTCTTTAGTTAGGCTTTTTTCATATTCTTCATCATGCCATTTGAAATTGACAGGTTTTTTTTCTCTCATCAATTTGTTTGCATACTCAATAGCACTAGTTAAACCCTTTTTATCATAATCAAATTTTGTATTATTCACTTGTCCTTTGGACAACTTCTTCTTTTTATAAGAATCTTCTTGACCCCTAGGATTTGTAATCCATGATTTTAAGAAATTGAATTTAGAAAGTGGCATAGTATCCCCCTAATGCTTATTCGTCATTTAAATCGGTGTTGGATTCTTGTTGAGCCATTTTCGTAGTACTTGGCTTTTGTTGTGGTGGCCCAGAAAAAACAGCTTTTTCTACGGTTGTTATACCAGTAGAACCTAAGTTTGCTACATAATCTATATTATTTTCTTGGAACCACATCTTAGTTAAATCTGGGGATATCTCTTTAATAATTGGGCTCGTAAAACCTTTCTCACTTAAAGACTCTACCCAAGATTTAGACAGAGTTAGCTCATTTTTCTTAGCACGAGCTTCAGCATATTCATCAATATCTCTCTCTTCGTCTGGAGACTTATCACTCCAGTCTGGTGTTACGCCGCCCATTCTACCTTTAAATTTACGTTGTGATGGTGGTTTATATGCTTTCAACATAGCTTGGATAGGTTCACCTTCTTCACCCTCAACGCCTTCTTCACCCTCAGCCATCATTTCATCTTGCTGTGCTTGTTGTTCTTGCATTTGTTGTTGCTGTTGCTGTTCCATTTCCATTTGTTGTTGCTGTTGTTCAAGTTGCATGGCAGCTTGTTCAGCTTGCATCTTAGCAGTTGGGACAGGTTCTCCACTCACAATAAAGTCAGCTTCAAATACATCAACATCTTGTTCTTTTAATTTCACATCAAACCCCAATTGTGCAAATTGATTTACTATTTGTATTTTTTGTTGAGCATGGGCAATCCTAGTGTTCTCAGCCTTTTCCTCTGGTTGAGGTAGTTGTACTGCATAATCAGTAATGCCAAATGCATCTAGTAATTGTGGGAATACTTTCTCATGTAATAATCTTTGGTCACTCTCAACCACACGACTCATCACTACTAGTTGTTGAGTTTGTTGTGATAAGCCACCAAATGCATCAGGAGCACCCTGCCATGCTGGAGTAACACCCCACATAGCTGAAACACGTTCCCTGATTTCATCTCTAATAGGTAAATATTCCATTTCATTTAGACTATGGAAAAGTCTTACAAGGTCCACTCTACCTCTTTGGTTTCTAGCAGATACTGCAACCATAGGTATGTAGTTAGGGTCCATTCTTGTTTGAGCCGCAATGTGTTCTCTTTCTCTACGTAATGACTCTGGGTCATCAGTAGTTACCATTAACATACTGGCTGGCATTTTTCTTTCAAAGAAATATCTATATAAGTTTTTATCCATACCTACTAAGGTCAAAGCCTTTTCAAATATTGTAAGTATTGGTGACCATCCATATGTTTCAGATGGTGAGAATTTTGAAAGATGTATAATTTCTTCATCAGAGAAATACATATGAGCACTTCTGTGATAATACTTATACATTGCTGGCACAAGTGTTACATTACAATCTTCTTTAGCACATGTCCCACTGTCTTCTTGTACCATTTCTCTATGGATTGGACAGAGATAATGAGAGTTTTTAGGGAGTCCTGCTGAATCTAAATCAAATTCTACAAGAGCTGGGTTCAATCTTCTAATTTCTTGAAGTCTAGAAGAAACTGTACCATCCCCAGTGTCTTTATACTCTTTGGCTAAATATAAGAATCCGTCATCTAATGTATTTACATCAAAATGGAATTGTCTTAAAACCTCTTCCATACTCTGGTCAAATACATTACAGTCCTTTAACCATCTAGTTAATCTTTTTTTCTGTTCAGGGTCCGGGTTGTCCGCTGTTGGGACAATTGTTATGCCTCTTCTAAAGACCTCCCCAGTAATATGGGAAACAGGTCCTCGGATTTCTTCTACAGAATATGCAACAGTTTGAAGGTCTTGTACTAATTGTTGGCGGTAAGCCATTTGATGTCTTACCCAAGTATTTACTATTTGGTCAAGACCAACTGTAGGTGCTTTACCAGTATCTCCCTGAGATTTCATAACATCCAATAAACTAATTTGTTTATTTAAATCCGCCATCTGCTGTTGCATGTGGGGGACTTGAGGTAGATATTCAGATAATTTCATTATTAATCCCTGCTTAGTTTAGTCATATCCTGCATGGATACTAACTTTAATATATTGTCCATCGCTTTCTCTTTTAGTTGGTAGTCTTCTGAATGTTCAACATCTCGAATAACTTCAGATTTTTGTTCCTTCAACTTTAATATTTCCTCATTCAAGGTTTGGATTTCTTGGTCTCTATCTAATATTATGGCTTCAAGTTCAGCCTCACCAGTACCAAAAGTAGCATTTTCAAGTACTCCCAGACTACCAGCTTCTTTTATTAGGGCTATAAATTGTCCCTCACTAAGAGTAGCTACTGCGGGGCTATCATCAGGAATATCATCCTCAGCACTCAGCATTTTTAAATCAGCGTGCCAAGTATCTAATATTCTCCATGTCCCCTTATCATCCTTAGTTGCTATATACTGCTGACCGGAGTCAGATAACATATTTCCTATTTCTCCGTTTACCATTTTTCTCTCCTAAAATCTTTTCTATTTATATTATACTAGATTTTTCGTATTTACTTACGCAATCTTGCAAGCACTCCACCCACAAGACTTACAAGTCTCACATCCAGACTCAAATACTATGTTTGGATTGTCACAACAATCGTAGTTTTCAGCTTCGGATATTACCTGTTCTTCTAGTTCAAAACCATCAAGTTGTAACTGCTCAGATTTATTTTCAGAATTACCTTTTACAAGAACTTCTTTGTCCCTACTACCAGCTCTGTAGACAGTTATACCCTTACATCCTTCTTGCCATGCTAACATATAAGCCTTTTCTACATCTTCTATTGTAGCAGAATTATCAAAGTTTATTGTTTTAGATATACCGGAATCACAGTGTGCTTGAAAAGCTGACTGCATAAGAACATGGTCTTCCGGAGAAATCTCGGGAGCAGTAGCATATACTGCCTTAGCCCAATCCGGTACCTGCGGAGCAGTGGCTAAAGAACCACCCTCTGCTAAGTAATCCATCAAATCTTCTGAATAGAACCCATGTTTTTTAGCGTCTGCTTCAAAATACTTGTTCACATAGTTTAATGTTTTTCCTTCTAATATGTTTTGTTTTTTCCAAGCTAATGCAAATGTAGGTTCAATACCACTAGATGTGTCAGCTATCATTGATATTGTTCCTGTTGGAGCAACTGTTAGTCTGCAATGATTTCTAAACATCTGACTTGCTTCTTTGTTAAAAGGAACATTATAAGTGCTATTATCCCAAGCAGGGAAAACTCCTCGCTTATTTGCTAACTCTTGTGATTTTTCGTCAGCTATCTCACGAACCTTCTTCATCAAACCCCCGCCCACATCTCGAGCTAATTTTGACCCATAGGGGATTTGCATTTGTATTAGTAAATCAGCAAAGCCCATAACGCCTAAACCTATCTTTCGTGTAGCTTTAGTCATTTGTTCAATTTCTGGGGTAGCATATTTATTAGCATCGATTACATTATCTAAAAAATGAACAGATGTTCTTATAACATGGTCTAGTCTGTCCCAATCTATTTTTTCTTTCCAGCCATGAGTGGGCCCCTCAGACTTCTTGTAAAACTTAGATAGGTTTATAGACCCTAAATTACAAGACTCATTTCCTAATAAAGGTTGTTCACCACATGGGTTTGTTGCAATCATGTCACCATATTGTTCTTTTACATGATTGTCTTTATTTACTTGGTCGAGAAATATCATTCCGGGTTCACCGTTTTTCCAT